GCAGATACTGCCAAGAAAAACAAATACTCACGTTGGGACGCTATGTTGGCATTAGTGAAAATGTCAACAGATACGGCATGCGTATATCATAGGTGAGTAGTTACGCCAAAAATTATTTTCCTAAAAAAATCAAAATTTAGACACGTTGCGCCGAGGTGTTCCATGATGCACCGAAGCGCATTTTTTTGCTTCATTTTTATAGTGTAACTTTGCGCTAACTTTTAGCGCAAATATGGTTAAATGGTGGAATATTGTACGATTTTGGCAGCGTGAGGAAACGGAGAAAACGGCAACCGAAAAAAACACGCGCACAACCCCGCGCACTGGCGCAGGGTTGGAATACTTTTACCTTACTGAAAGCACCGCACTATCTATCGCAACCGCCTATCGGTGCGTGCAACTTTTGAGCGACAGCGTAGCCGGATTGCATTTGCAGTATATGAAACTGAAAGGCAACCGATACCAAGAAGATGTAAACGCCCCCATTCATTATTTGCTATCCGTGCAGCCGCAGCCTGAGCTATCCATTTTTGATTTTTGGAGTATGGCGGTTAAGTTGATGCTTTTAGAGGGTAACGCCTACATCTATCCGCGTTACGTTATGGGCGAACTTACAGACCTTGTTTTGTGCAGTAAAGGCAGCGTAGCGCACAGTGTCATAAACAACCGCTACACCATTACGGACGGCTATAACGGCGTTTACGGTACTTTCAAAGAAAGCGAGATTATACATTTATACCTACATTCGTCTGACGGACGCACAGGCGAAAGCGTGATTAGTCACGCACGGCGCACCATCGGCATAGCATCGGCAGGCGACGAGGAAACCGCCAACCGCTTTGTAAATGGTGGCAATGTGCGCGGCATCGTCAGCAACGATAAAAGCACGATTGGATTTGGCGAGTACCAAGACGAAGAACTTGAAAAGACCGCCGAGAATGTAGATAGCCGCTTTTCTAATGGTGAGCATATCGTTAGTTTGCCCGGACAGGTGGATTTTAAGCAGATTTCGTTAAGTTCTACTGATATGCAGTTTTTGGAAAGCCGTAAGTTTACCGTTAGGGAGATTTGCCGCTTTTTCGGCGTACATCCATCTTTCGTGTTTGACGATACAAGCAACAACTACAAATCGGCTGAAATGGCGAATGTCGCGTTTTTGTCTATGACTTTAGACCCAATCCTGAAACGCATAGAAGCCGAGTTTACCCGCAAACTTATTGCGCCGTCGCTTTGTTGCAAACGTATTTTCAAGTTTGACCGTAAGGGCATTTATTCTTTGGATTTAGAGGCAATGGCAAACTATCAGAAAAAGACGATAGAAAGCGGCATCTACACGATTAACGATTGGCGGCGCATAGAGAACCAACCCGAAGTAGAGGGCGGCGACACGGTATTAGTTTCGACAAACCTTGCACCCCTGAATAGTGAGAAACTGACAGGCGGCGCAGTAGTAGATAACAATAAAAACAATAACACAAATGGCGAAGATTAACAAAAGGACTATCGGATTTGACGTTAAGCTGCAAGTCCGCGAAGCCGCAGAGGGCAGCGATAGTCGCATTATAGAAGGCTACGCGCTTAAATTCGGTGTGCGAAGCCGTCTTTTGTGCGATTGGTGGGATAATTATTACGAGGTATTAGAGCCGGGATGCCTAACGCGCGAAACACTGGATAAATGCGACATCGTGCTAACGATGTTCCATGACCGCCAACTAATTTTAGGGCGCAGTAATAACGGAGTTGGTACACTTAATTATGAAGTGGACGAAATCGGCGTGAATTTCTGGGCTGAAATGCCTAAGACGGTGGACGGCGATAAGGCTTTGGAGTTGGTGCAGCGCGGCGATATTGCCGGTTGCTCATTCATTTATAGCACGGACGAAGCCGACAGCGAAAACGCAGTTAGTTACGAGCGTTTAGACGAAAAGGACAGTAACGGCGACGATATTCTGTTGCGCCACGTTAAGCGAATAGATAACGTGTACGACTTTACACTGACTACCAAACCCGCTTACGAACAAACCGAAGTGACGCGCCGGGAAGTGGAGCAAGCGGGGGTAGTCTTTGATAAGCCGAGGACAGAGGCCCCCAAGACGATAGACCTTGCAAAGAAACGCGAGGCTATCCGCAGTATCAAGAAAAGAATAAGCCGCACCGTTTAGGCGGTACTATATGTTTCATCTTAAAAAGTTTCTGCAAAATGAAAAAGGAACAATTTAATTTTCGTGAAGCCTACGAGCGCGTGGACGCAATCAAAGGCCGCCTGAACGAGATGGCGCAGAATCTCGAAAGTGATAAGGAACGCGAGGCGTTCACCGAAGCCGAAGAGGGAGAGCGTAAGCAGCTTTTCCGCGAACTCGACATTTTAGAGATGAAGATTAAGGCGAACACGCCGACAATCGAGGTTATGCACCGCGAGGACATCGCCGAGGCTAACCGCCAAATCCGCGAGTGTCTGGATAAAGGGCAGCGATTTGAGTTGAAGATTAGCCGTGCCGTCGCATCTTCTTTTAAGGGTAATGCGTCAGGTTATGCTAACCCGGCAGCAACAACAAATCCCGCAGGGCTGACAACTCACGATATTGTAGAACCGCTCTACGCAAAAACAATTCTTGCCGCTATCGGTATGCCGCTTCTTACCGGTTTGAAAGGTAATCATCAGTGGCCCGTAGTTGAAGCTTTTGAGGCTACGATTAACGACGAGGGCGCAGCATTGGGAGACACAAAGATACCGACCGCTAAACTGATAGCCAAGCCGGAGCGTATCGGTATTGCCGTGCCTATCACCCGCGAGGCACTCAACGAGACTGACGATTTGCTGCAAGTGGTAGCCACGCAGTATATGCCGGTAGCCGTTGCCGCATTGATGAATAAAATTACTTTCAGCACAACGAAAGTAACCGGTGCGACCAACCTTGTAGGCCCATTCGTCACTACCAACTATTCTACCGCGTTGAAGAAAACGCACGTGTTGGAGTACGAGGGCGACGTGCCTACGCTCAAAGAGTTGGTAGCCTTGAAGTCTGCCGTATTGGGTACTAACATCATCCCTGACGGACTTTGCTATGTGATGAACGAAGCAATGAAAGGACAGTTGGAGGCTACGCCTAAGTGGACGGGTGCTAACGTCGCTATCATCGACGAGAACGGCAAGATTAACGGTGTGCCGGTGTTCACTACCAACCACGTAGCCGAGGGCGTAGTACACGTTGGCGCGTTTAAGTACGCACCGCAGGGATTGTTTGGCGATATGGTGTTTATCGTTGACCCATACAGCCAGGCGCGTAAGAACGCCATCGACTTTGTGCTTAACACCGACTACGCTATTACGGTGTTGCGCCAAGAGGCTTTTGCCACAATGTCGAAAAAAGCAGCATCTAACGGCTAACCCGATTGTGTAACGCAGTATCAGAGTTTTAGATTATGGCTAATGTAGTGAGTTTGGAACTATTCAAGCAGCACGTTAGGGCTGACGATTTCGCCGATGATGATATGTATTTGCAGCATCTTTTAGATACCGCAGAAAAGCACGTTATCCGCGCTACCAACCGCGGCAAAGACGAATTAGCGGAAATGGGCGGCGGGGAGTTTCCCGACGAACTGAAACACGCTATTTTGATGATTGGCGCACATTGGTACAATCAGCGAGAAAGTGACAGCACTACGCAAATGAACAGTGTTCCCGACTCACTGCAAGCACTGATTAAACCTTTTAGAAAGTTGGCAAGATGATAGCTGGACGGATGAAATATAAACTTACGCTGTTAGAGCCGATAAGGGCGACTAATGACTACGGCGAAGAAACTACCACCTATGCAGAAACCCGCACCGTACACGCGGAGAGGGTAAAGCAGAGTGGCAACCGTAGCGAGGAAGTAGGCGAACATTTCCCGGACTATCGTGCGGAGTTCAATATTAGGGAGGCCCACCCGGTACAAGAAAATTGGCGGGTGCAGCAATTAGGTGGCTACCTATACACCGTTACGAATATCGTGCCGAATTTGGATAGGGGCTATAAAACTTTGGTGTGTGTGAGAGTAAACGAGTAAAGATAATCCGTAAGCAATGGCAAGCCAGATAGTAGATATAGAAAAGCCGTTTAACGACGTATTCCAAGCGTTGGACTTGAAAGACCAGCGTAAGGCAATACGTGGCGCAATGCGCCGAGAGGGAAACCGCTTAAAAAAACACGCTATCACTGAATTGCAAAGTAGCGGAATCGGACAAGGCACAAGGCAACGACTTTCAAAGGGTATTCGTATGCGCGTTTATCCCGATAAGTTTGGCACGGGCTTTATGCTATCCGTTAAGCCTAACAAGAAACAGGGCTACCATACCAACCGGCAGGGAAAGGAAAAACCGGTACTTATGTGGGCGGAAGATGGCACGAAATACCGTAAGACAAAGACTAAGACAAAAGTATTTGCACGAAAACGGAAAGGCCACGTTACCGGACGAATGAAGCGTTACGGTTTTATGCGCAAGACTGACGAGCAAGCAACGCGGATTGTTGAGCAGAATTTGTTTAGCGATTTCCAAAAAAATCTGGAGAGAGCGGCAAGGAAAAAAGGACTATTGTAAATTATGGCAGAAGTACGCAAGACATCATTAAATGCAGGTTTGATTATCCGTAAAATCCTGATGGAAAGTGAGGCGGTAACGCAGCGCACAAAAAAGATTTTCCCGGTAGTCATAGATAAAGCGGAATTGCCCTATATTCTATATCGTCGAGCAGCTTTGGAACACAACCCAACGAAAGCCGGGCAACCCGGAGCGGACACCGTTCAGATGGAAATAAACGTATATACGGAAGCATACGGCGAGGGTGTAGAGTTAGCCGAGGCGGTACGCGCCGCGTTAGACTACGCACAGGGTGAAGTACCCGGCTTGAAAATGCGCAGTTGTACACTTACCGATAGCGAAGAGGGTTGGGAAGATGATGCCTGTGTACAAAATATGAC